TTAATTAAATTCGTACTTTTGAAGCATGAGTTTATTAGAGTTGTCAAAAAAAGATAGTTACTGGAGGTCAATTGCACTTAAAATATGCCGTAATAAATTCATGGCGGATGACATAGTACAAGAAATGTATTTAAAACTATGTAACAACGATAAAGATAAAAATGATTTTTATGTGATAATTGTAATGAGAAATATATTTCTTGATACAATAAAAAAAGATAAAATGCTAACCTCGTTAGCATCCGAAAACAATATTCAAATAAAACAATTATCAAATGGTTTTAATGATAATGATGATAAAGAAAGAGAAATGCATAAAATTGATTTTTTCGATGTAGAAGATAAATCTATTAATCATAAATTTGAATATAGCGATAATGAACAAAAATTTATAGATAATTTAAAATGGTATGAAAAAGAATTAATAGAATTAACATCAGATTATTCTTTTAGAGAAATAGAAAAAATATATAATATCAATTATCAATTTGTTAGAAGAATATTAAATAAAACAAAAGTTAAATGGCAAGAACAAAAATTTTAATAACAGGATTAGAACCAAAGTATTTAACTAAAAACGATTTGTGGGATGGTACTTGGCTCGAAAAAAAGTATCCGCATTATTTTAAATCTAAAGAAGAAAAAGAAAAATGGCAAGACCAAAAAAACAAAAGGGATTAGGAGACACAGTTGAAGCAGTATTAACCACAACAGGAATAAAGAAAATATTTGAAATATTTGTTGATGGTGAAGATTGCGGATGTGATAAACGAAAAGAAAAGTTAAATGAGTTGTTCCCTTATCGATTTAAGGCACGATGTTTGACAGAGTTAGAATATAATGGTTGGAAAGAGTTTATTGAAACAAGGTCAATAGAGTATATTTTTGGTAAATGGAGAGGTGATGTATTGCCTAAAGAAATAATATTTATTTGCGATTTGTATGCAAGTGTATTCAGCCGACAAACTTGGTATCCTTGCTCAGGGTGTAGCCCTAAACCATTAATTAACATGATTGATAAATTAGATAAAGTATTTGACGCTTATGAAAATTAAATTTTTATTATTGCTTTTGGTAATCCTATCGGGATGCTCAGCAAGTGATGACAGTAGAGTGACAGGAAACGACTGCGATTGCGTTGAAGAGTTTTATTTACGTCGCCCTTATGTAGGCGGTGGAGGTTTTACTTATGAGTTTATATTTAGCAACCCGATCGAGTTTGATTGCATAAATAATGAGTTTGGATATTACTATCCAGTTAGTAATTTGAATTACAATTATGCAAAAATTAATTGTGAATAACCGATAAATACGGATAAGAACGATGGAAAAGAACGGACAATTTAAAAAAGGTAATGAAGGAAAACCAAAGGGAGCGACTAATAAAGTAACTCAAGAAGCACGTGAATTGTTTTTACAAACATTAGAATCACAAGTACCTAATATTATGCAAGCCTTTGAGGATGTAAGAGAAAAGAACCCAGCGCAATATTTAGATTTATTTGCAAAATATGCTCAATACTTTGTGCCAAAGAAAACACAAACAGATAGTAATACTAATTTAACTATTACAGATTTTAATTTAAAAGAAGTATTAAAATTTGATAACCTTAAATCCTAAATACAAATCACTTTTTGAAAACGATAGCCGATATTTTATAATTACGGGCGGTCGAGGTTCAAGTAAATCATTCGGGGTTGGCACATTCGCTAACCTCTTATCGTTTGAGGCAGGGCATAGAATATTGTTTACAAGGCAAACAATGACTTCCGCGCACCTTTCAATTATTCCAGAGTTTCAAGAAAAGATTGATTTAATGGAATTGAATAACCATTTTGAGGTTAACAAATCAGAAATTAAAAACAAACAATCAGGGAGCGAAATAATATTTCGAGGGATAAAAACAAGTTCAGGTGACCAAACGGCTAACCTTAAATCTTTGCAGGGTGTTACGACTTGGATTTTAGATGAAGCTGAAGAGTTAATCGATGAAACTACCTTCGATAAAATTAACTTATCTATTCGACAAAAGGGAAAACAAAACCGTATTGTTTTAATTCTTAACCCTGCCACAAAAGAGCATTGGATTTACAAACGCTTCTTTGAAAGTAAAGGAGTGCAAGAAGGTTTTAACGGTATCAAAGACGACGTTACCTATATTTACACAACCTATCAAGATAATATTGAAAACTTAGATACTTCATTCATTGATGAAATTGAACGTATTAAAATATCAAACCCTAAAAAATATCAACACGTTATTTTAGGGGGTTGGTTAGACAAAGCGGAAGGAGTTGTGTTTACAAATTGGAAGTTTGGCGACTTCAATCCTGATGGCTTACAAACTTCATACGGGCAGGATTTTGGATATAGTATTGATCCGACAACATTAACGGAAGTAGCGATTGATAAAAAGAAAAAGATTATCTATGTAAAAGAATGTTTTTATAAAATCAAACTTACATCAACCGAGATTTATAGTTTAAATAACTCCTATGCACAACGAAAATTAATCATAGGAGATAATGCGGAGGGTAGGCTAATTGATGAGTTAAGAGCTAAAGGAAACAATATTGTAAGATGTGATAAACCACCGATTGAGTTCGGGGTTTCTATTATGCAAGATTATGAAATAATCGTTGAGCCGAATAGTCACAACATATCCAAAGAACTAAACAATTATGTTTATTTAGATAAAGGGAGTAAGTTATATTTGGACAATTGGAATCACTCTATTGATGGAATACGTTACAATGTTGTTTATCATTTAGGTCGAAATTTTGGTATATCAATTAGGTAACCATGTCACAAAAACAAACTTTTTAAGTTATATAAGTATGAAGATTAAATTGCCAGAGCATAGCGGAGATATTACATTGTTGCAGTATCAAAAATACTACGAACTTTTGCAGCGTGAAGGGTTGGATGAGTTTCAGATAAATCAAAGGAAAGTACAAATATTTACGGGGATAAAACCTAATGAATTTAATTTGATTACTCAAAAGGATATTGAAGAAATGCTTAAACAAATTGATTTAGCTTTAGAAAGTACTATTGAATTTGTCAGTACATTTAAAGTTGATAATGTTGAATTTGGTTTTATACCTAACTTTGATAAAATCACGGGTGCAGAGTATTTCGATTTAAGCAAGTATGGTAATGATGTTGAAACATTACACAATCTAATGGCGATACTATTCAGACCGATTAAAAATAAGGATGTGTTCGGTAACTATTCAATCACGAATTATAACGGCACAAGTGAACGAGCCGAGATAATGAAATTAACACCAATGAATGCCGTAAATGGTGCGCTGTTTTTTTTTGTGAATTTACGAAAAGAATTGTTGAGTTATACCCTGAGATTTATGGAGGAGGAACAAGCGAAGGAAAACAAGCGTCAGACTATTTTGAAAAGTGGGGATGGTATGCAACTATTGACGAATTAGCAAAGGGGGATATTCTAAAAAAGGAAAAGGTACTGCAATTAAATGTACATGAAATTCATTTGCACCTTGCTCACAAATTAGATAAGCAGAAATTAAAAGCATCGATAATGAAAGCAAACAACGATAAAAATATTCAATTATAATGAACCAGTACACCGAACTTTTATATTACGTTAAAGAATTAGCCGAGGCAGATACTTTAGTCAATACAGTTACTAAGGGCGACTTTGAAAAGTTAGACTTAGATAAGGCAAATATATTCCCATTAGTTCACATTAACATAACCGATGCAGGATTTTCAAACGGGCAAACTGTAAAATTTGGAATGCAAATCGGGTGCTTTGATATTCGAGATGTAAATAAAGAAATTAGAACAGATAAATTCTGGGAACAAGATAACGAGGTTGATAATCACAATCTAACCTTAGCGGTTTTAAATAGAATGTGGTTAAAAATGTATACCGATTTCGAAAAGAATAACATTACATCAAGCGAAAATCCAACACTAGAAATACAATCATTTGTTAGGACCAATTTATTAGACGGTTGGATATTGACGTTTGAAGTTGAAATGCCAAATACAACAATTAGTCTTTGTGAAGGAAACTAAAACATATCTTGATAACTTTGGAAAGTTTATTGTACAACAATCCAAATCAAACCTAACTAAAAAAGGCAAAAAAGATAGGGGCGACCTTTACAATTCGATAAGTTATGATTTAACAGTTTCAAAGAACAGCTTTCAATTATCGTTTTTAATGACTGATTACGGCGAGTTTGTAGATAAGGGAGTAAAAGGGGTTAAGAGTTCCGCAAAAGCACCGAATAGCCCGTTTAAATTTGGAACAGGAACGGGCAAAAGTGGAGGTTTAACAAGTGGCATTAACGGATGGGTACAAAGAAAAAGAATACAGTTTAAAGATAGGGGTAATGGTAGGTTTATGACATACAAACAAACCGCTTTTTTAATTCGTAATTCGATTTGGAATAAAGGATTAAAAACAACTGATTTCTTTTCACGTCCTTTTGAATTAGCATTTAAGAAATTGCCAGATGAATTGATTGAAGCCTATTCATTAGAAGTAGAAAATTTATTAAAATATACATTAAAATGATAAAAAGTTTATCGCCTTACAATTTAACAATACCATTCGTCGCACCATTTAGCGGCTTGACTTGTACTGAGTTTCAATTGGAGATATTTGTTTGGAACGGATCTAAATCCACACCACCAATTACACCGAGTTATGAAAAAACAATAGCAAATCCAACCGCATCGATTGGTAACGCTAAAGTAAACATCGCAAGGTTAGTAAATGACTTTATAGATTTTACACCTTACGATACTTTAGTGACTGAATTAGTAAACGGCAATAACCAACAATGGGTTAAGACACAAGTAAAATATACAACAGCGGATATTACGGATTTATTGCCTCAAGAAATAAATGTTGATTTAATGGTGAAGGGATATAGTTACGGAATGGATGGGGCAAACGCACAACCGCCAACGAATAATATATTTTTATCTGGGATTGAATTTAAAGTACAAAGAAATGGTTATTTTGTTTTGCCTATTTTAATTCAAGAAACAGTTACACCTTTAGCAACATTAGCAATAACATTAATTGCAGAAGATGTTGCACCATTTTATGATATAACCTATACTGAAACAGGAACACATGATGAAATATATTATCGTTATAGATTGCAACCTGAAACGTTTTGGACTGTTGGAGATGTTTTTTTAGGAGCGTCACCTTTTGCAGTTGAACTTCCTGCAACTTTAGGAACTTACGATGTGCAAATATTTACCTTTGATACAATTAACAATGTTAATGTTTATTCAAACATTTACGAATTTATAATTACATAATGGCAATAACTATCATATCATATCCTGACAATCAAATAAACGAAAGTATCGTAGAGCCTACATCATTACTATCAAATGAAATGGTGCAAAACGTATGGGTTAATGTAGCGGAAGCCACAACAGATACTTACATTGAGATTGTATTTAATGGCGTTACAACTACTTTATTAATAACGGATGAATGTAGATACACTCCGATTGATATTTGCTTTCAAAATAAAGAAGGTGCTTTGCAATTTATGACTTTTTTTAAAGCAAGAACGGATAGTTTAAGCGTAACAAATGAAGAGTTCGAGGGCGACAGAGGGCAACCTTTAGACGGTAACCACCAATACGTTAAATTTAATGTGCAAGGTAAAAGTAAATTCAAAGTCAATAGCGGGTTTATTGAAGAAAGTATGAATGAAACGGTTAGACAATTACTACTTAGTGAGCGTGTTTGGATGTATTCAAATGAAATATTCACACCTTTAAATGTTGCGGGTAAAAGTTTGGAATATAAGACAAGACAAAAAGACCGTTTAATAAATTATGAGATAGATTTTGACTATGCATTTAATGAGATAAATTCAATATGAGAATAGATTTATACATTGGCGAAAGTAAGATTTCAATTAACAAAGATGAGCCTATTGAACTTAATAGTTCGGTGGCTAACATTAACGATATCACAAAAAATACAACTGACTATACTCAAACATTTACCATTCCTGCAAACGATATAAACAACCCTATATTCAAACATTACTACGACGCCGATATTGATAACAGTTTTGACGCAAGAACAAAAGTTGCAGGAAGGATTGAACTTGATGGAGTGCCTTTTAAATATGGTAAATGGAAACTTGAAAAGGTAAACGTAAAACAAAACAAACCCTCAAATTATACAATTGCATTCACGGGGAATTTAGTTTCTTTAAAGTCAAAATTTAAAGATGATGAATTATCGACTTTGAATTTATCAGCATTGAACCATGTTTATAATTCTACTAATGTACAAGCTGGTTTAACAAACTCACTTTTCTCAGGGAGTTTAATTTATAATTTATTTGCAAAGAAACAATACTATTATAATAATAATAATACAGATAATGTAAACACTCCAACACTCGCAAATATAGCTTGGGGAGGTGGCGCATCGGTTGGTGTATTATGGTCAGATTTAAAGCCGTCAATTCGATTGATAAAAATCATTGAAGCTATTGAAACTAAATATAACATTGTTTTCTCACGTGACTTTTTTGCTCGTGTAGAGTTCAACGATTTATTCATGTGGTTAAATGCCGATACTTCAATACTTGGAACGCCAACAGAGCAGTTAATAAATTGGAACGGTGGGAACGGTTCTGATTTTGGATTGAGTAATACAACTGATAAATGGATTAACACGCAAACAGTAAGTCAGAATTACAGATACATTATTGAGATATATCCAACGGACTTGACTATTCCTTATAAAGTAATCGTTAAAAATTTCGGTGTACCCGTTGCAAGTTTAGATTGTGCAGGTGGTGACTTTATAAGTGAGCAAATACCAATTCCATTAGTTGGTGGTGTAGCAACGCCTTTTGAATATACATTTTATGTATCAAGTTCGAACTCTATAAACTATGAAGCTGAGATACTTTTAAGAAGAAATGATATACCTTTTGACAGACGATCAACAGCAAGTGTTAATTCGTTAATTGAT